TTGGTTTCTGACATGATCAAGTTTTCATCAGACAGAAGCCCCATACGTCCTTTGTAAAGGAACATAGAGTTTATCGTGTTACCTATGAAACTAGGGAGCGCATTACTATCATCATCACCTACAAGGCGATCAAGGTAGCTATGAACTCCGTAATCGAAAGTGCCATCACCTTCATCTATTAGAGTGTGCATCATTGTGGTGTCATCAAGTTCATACTTAGATTCCCACCCGTGTGTTTCAATCCACACCTGACCATCAAAGTATACCCAATAATCATCACCGTCTTCATCCGCATCACCCATGACTTGAACAAGTCTTCCTTCACGTTCTGAAGGGGGGAGGTCAGAGAACTCTTGGATTTTATCTTGGATCACACGCATAGCCGCGCCACCAAACTGGTCAGTAACGGTAACAGTAGCTCCAACAGCTATATCAAAATACAGTGTTGAGCCTACAACACCCACATTACTGTAACCCCGTCCAGCGCAATCAACCCGCATTTCTTCTGCGATTTCTGCGGTGCCTTCAAGAGCGTTAGCAGCCTCAGTATTAGCGTTTGTGTCTGTGGTAGCTGCCAGTGTGTTATTCACATAAACAGCGTATGTTGTGGACGCTACCGCCCGCTTGATGAAAACAGATACCCTGTTGTAAGGGTTAAGTCTGTCACCACTTTCAGCAACAAGGCTACCTTGGACTGTGATATCACGGTTCAATATGAATGTTGTATCTGCAATCGTTACGAACCTGAAAGATGCTGCCGGTGTAGTTGTTGTGAGATAGCCATCAGTGTTGGCACCGATGACTGTACGCCCTGCGCCTGTCTCAAGATCAAATACTTGTACAGTACCATTTCCAGCTACAATGACATATTTATCACTGCCAGACTTTTTAATCACATGGATAGCTGTGTCTGTAGGGATGTTCCCTAGACCCAAAGTGGACATATAGGTGGCGTTAGGACGCTTTTGTAAACCTGATACCACAGACATATAAGCGTTCTCTGCGGCCTCGCATGAGGTACGCAGCCGTGTTGGGGCTGGTTGTTGTGACACCCCATTGATGAGGTTCGGTATAGAACTGCTAACGAGTGGCATAGCTTACCTCATGGTAAAATAATTACGTTGGAGAATGGTACTTGTAGAGTAACTGTCGTGGAGAATGTTGTGGTCAGCGGCTTCAGAATGTTCTGACTTCAACGCTGCCATAGCTGTCTCTTCGTCCTTCAAGTTGAACGATGATACTGTAGGTGTACCTAGGAGCCGTTCTTGAAATATACGGGCGGCTCTAACTGTGATGTACCTACGGGCTACCTCTGGTAACTCATCGAAATCCAGACCTTGAACAATATCTAAGGTCACAGGCTCAGTGATGTTTAACGTGTGTTTCACAACGTCATAGAGGAAACGACCACGTTGAACGTAGTTCTTTTCAACACTCAATCCTGTTGTGTCTACACGGAGAGTGTTTAGAGGTAATTGTATTCTGTTGGATGATGTAGGGATAAACTCCCTCTGAATATCAATGTTAAACCACCAGCCCATAGACTGAACTTCACGGTTCACTGAGGCTAGGATGGTTCGTGCTATGCCAGCATCAACAACATCAGGGTCATTGAGTGTCGTGACAGGGCTTTCACCGATATTCGTCAGCATCACATTGATTGCTTCAAGTTCTGTTGTTTGCTGTAGCACGGCTAACTCCTAAAAAGAAAAAAGGGAGAACCTAATTAAAGGCTCTCCCTAGTGGTATTAGGCGGCAGTGATGCCGATCATGCACTCAGGGCGCAAGATACCATGCCCAACAGCCATTTTACTGACCATCAGTGTACCTTGGCGGCGAATATCATATTCGGCCTCAGACGCTACATCCATCAACTGTACACAGCCGATAGCTTGTGGTGTCAGGATCAAAGCGTTCAAGCCTGATGCGTCTACATCATACTTTGCGAGATTAGGTACACGGCTTGTAGCTGTGTGATCGATTGCCATGTTGTTAGACTTGACGATTTCGATACCAGCAACACGCAGAACCTTACCATCTGAGTAATCACCGTTGCCACCACTGAAATCACGATTCAGGATTTTGTCATCCTGAACGAGTTTGTAATAGATGGCTGGTGGTACGATAGCAAAGCGTCCTTCAGATGCTACGTTCTTACCGTCCAGCTTTTCAGCGGCTGTATAGAACGCGGCTAGAAGAGCCGTTGATGTTGTTACACCACCAAGTGACACAGCTTCTGATGTATCCATATCAGCAAGTGTCTTTGTTGGTGGGGTCAATACATTAGCAGCGGCAAGTGACAGTACATTACGGTCAAATGTTTGAGCCAGTGCTTGACCCATCTGCTTTGAGTATTCACTGCGAACAGAGTAGTGGTTCTTGGCTTCGTCAATGTTGCTGATGAAGCTATGTGAGATCAACAGGTCATCGATTGTGATGACAACCTCTGAATGATCTACACTTGAACCTGTGATTTCAGAACCCGCTGTGTGGTACTCTGCATCGATCTTGCCGATTGCAGGGAACTGGTATGATTTACCATTTGTGATTTTGCGGGTACGAGTACGCTCTTTCATTACTGTGTTTGCGTTGAAAGTAGTGAGAACCTCACCGCTCCACAGTTTTAGAAATAGTTCATTATTGTCCGATCCAGCTACACCATTAGGGGTGTTTAGACCAAGACGGGAAGGTACAGCGTTAGCCATATCTGGTATTCCTCTTCATTTGGATTGATTGATACGTTGGTTTTGAACGTGCCAGCCTTTGTCCAAAGGTTATCCACCGCAGTGGGCCAGAGGTTAGTCAGTTGTCATTGTTCGGTATTAGTCTTCGTCAAGACTTATTTTCGACCTCTATTCTTAGAGATGCTTTCAATTCTAAGGTTGCTTGTACTGTTGTTCCGTGGGTTGCGATCTTTGTGATCCACATCTTTACCCGCAACAGCAGCTTTACCTTTTTTCTTAATCATTAAGCGGCGGGCCATAACTCTTCCAGCCCGCCTTTTAATTTGTTCTGGCCTACCGTGATACTCACGATATTCCTTTGCATAGTTACGGTTTGCCATCAGAGATATCTCTCTTCTAACACACCTTTACTCACAACTTTTTTGTCCCGTGGAAGGATCAATAAAGCAAGCTTCAGCCTTTGGTTCCTCAATAGGATCGTCAGTTGCAGCTTCATTGAGTATACCGAAACGCTTACCTGAAGCCCTAAAAGTCGTAATTCCCTTACAACCCGCTTCCCAAGCATCGTAATACAATTTCTTAAACTCTTCATAAGTGACATCATCACCGACATTACAAGTTTTAGAGACCGCGCTATCCACGAATTTACTAGCGAGAGCGAGAACCGCGAGGTGTTCTTGTGCCGATATTTCGTTAGCAGTCCGTCCAGCCACACCGTTGGCATAAGCATAATCATTAACCCTTTCGGTTGTGGCTCCTGTGAAGTTCTGAATTGTACGGTCATAGAACAGAGCAAATGGTGGTTCGATACCGCTGGATACGTTATCCGCTGTGAGACTGATCGTTCCTGTTGGAGCGATGGATGTCAGATGCGAATTACGAATACCCTGCTTCTTGATCTTCTCTTGAACCCAAGGTGACAGAGATTTCACGAATGGGCTGGCGAGATATTCTTCTGCCTTGTAGAGCGGGAACGAGCCTTTTTCCACGGCAAGATCACTTGAGGTGGAGTATGTGTAGTCACGCAGTGTTTCCATGACTTTCTTAGTGAACTCCATGAAACTTGGTGACGCATACGGGAACCCCATCATTTCTGCCGCATTAGCTAATCCTGTGACACCTAAACCCATACGGCGTTTGTTGTGCGCTTCGATCTCTTGCTCTTTCAGAGGGTAGATCGTCCGGTCAACAATGTTATCCATAGCGCGGGTAACGTGAGTGATGTCATGGGTGAACAACCCATAATCAAAAGCACCGTCAGAAACGTATTTCACTAGATTGAAAGAGCCTAACAGACACGCACCATTAGCTGGCAGAGGCTGTTCGGCACAAGGATTTGTGGCATCCAGACGTTCACAATAATTAAGGTTATTCATCTTGTTCATTGTGTCTAAGAAAACGACTCCGGGTTCAGCCCAATCGTAGGTTGAACGCATGACCTTTTCCCAGAGCATCACAGGGTCAACGTACTTATAGACGCGACCTTCAAATGTCAGCGGAAACTTAGTACCATCACGGAGTGCAACCATGAAATCATCAGTTACACCGATTGAAATATTAAATCCAGTTAGTGATGTACTGTCGTTCTTAGCAGTGATGAACTCTTCGATATCGGGGTGATTTACGTTTAAAATCCCCATCTGCGCCCCTCTACGGTGACCGCTAGATGCGATGCACTGACAGACAGCATCAAAGATACCCATAAAGCTAATAGGGCCGGATGCCTTACTATCTAGGGTTTTAATAAGATCACCGCGTGGACGGATGTTGGAAAAGTTATACCCAATACCGCCGCCCATACGCATGGTGAAAGCAGCTTCCTTTGCGGCTTCCATAATTGAGGTCATGTCATCTTCAATAGTAGATGATACGAAACAATTGAAAGCTGTTGTCTGGCGGGACGATCCCGCAGCGTTCTGAACTCTACCGGCGGGTAGGAACCGTTGATGCTTGATGGCATCCTTAAAGTTGACACGGTGGTTCTCATCGTCTTTGAGTGCGTGAGCAATACGGGCAACCTTCATATTGAAAGTCTCTCCGTCTGCACGGTATTTAATAGCATCAATCTCTTCTGAAAGCCGTGTCGTTGGCCCGTACTCGATTGTATTAGGTAGGTTCATTGTGGCTCCTTTAGCACTTCCATCGGCGCATAGATGCTCTCGCACGTTCACCATTCTTGGCACGTTTAGCGATCCCACCCATGCGGGCGCAGAAGGACTTTTTGCGTCCTTTGTCTGCTTTTGTTTTAGGTTTTGGGGCAGGGGCTTTTAGATTAGAACCCGTTGCTCTATTGTATTTTGCGCGGCCTTTTGCGGTCAGCCCTGCACCTTGACTTGTAGGTAATTTTTCACGCTTTTTTATGGAAAGGCGTACATCTGTCATAGGCCAGTTCTTTCATGTTTTTCACATGATGTCTGACCGTGCCAATTTACGCTCAACGTCTGACCGGAAAGCGTCATCATTGTGATATTTGGGATTGCTCATGTCTTCCATGAGTTCAGCGACAGAGCGATAGGCACTGCCGTCTTTTGGTTCTGCGCCAGAAATTGTTCTGGACGGTTCAGACCCATTCGCAGCTTCG